GGTCCATGATTAAACTTACGTAAAAACTTGAAACCTATAAATTTGAGTAGTTTTAAATGTGCTGTATTTCTACAGTCTACGATGTTCCACAATAGAGGCTCAGTACGGCTATCGACCCACCGCTTGGCTTCTCTTGCAAATGTAATTGGATAACGATGAATTGCCGGAGTGCATAGCATCCAGATTTCTCCACCGTCCCCGACTCCTGCTAGTCCGGCAGTCTTGCCGTCTGGTACTGTGAAATACACAGCAGAGCCTTCCTCAGCCACTTTAGGGAGGATTATGAATGGGTCTAACCCATGGCCTTCTACAACCTCTCTGAGGTCATCTGGGCGTAGATTAGAGGCCACCTCTAGGGCAGCCTCCTTTGTGATTGGTTTTACGTATTGATCTAATTTAGACACGTTTATAATATTTAGGTGAAAAGTCTCCTTCCCAACTCACCGCTCTTAGCGTGGATGGTGCAGGGTGTTGAGATTTAAGTGTAATATCTACATTAGTATTACGTTCATATACTGGTATAGTTTTTATAAACTCTTCTATGTATGGTGCGTCAGATACATCGTACTCGTCTAACTCTGTAGATTCGTAAACTTCTGTATAATCATTTTTACCAACACGTGATAGAGTTGTTTCATAAAGACCTATCTTACCAAAGTGTAACTTCATTCGGTGTACAACCAGTGATGAATTAACATCAGCTTTAGATTGTTGACCTTGAGTTTGTGTTACATAGAACGTAGGAAACAGTACTTTGTATTCGTATAAATAACCTACAAAAACTGAAGCTCCTGACCAGTCTCCCGGTACTGTAAATGATGTACCAGTTATTGTAGCTTTCGCATAACGACCTACTCTGGCAGATGCTGTATTTGTATCTATAATTACTAAATCATAGCTAGGTGTTGTAACTGACGTTAACCAGTTCTGCCCACTAAATGTAGTTTTGTTGGTAGGATGGTCGAATTGACCTCCACTTATTTGAATGTGGTTATCTATATGTAATAAATAATCTACATTATCTTTTATAATAAATGGGTCAGATTCTGTCTGTACTAATCTGACTTCTTGTAGGAAGTTATCTGTATCTAAGAAATAGTATTCGTCATTAATAACAAAATGATACTTGATTGGGTTATTAAACTTCCATCTAAACCAAGCTGATTGCTGACGTTTATCTCCTACGTTAAGATATCTAAATCCTTGTACTTCATCAGAGTCTGTTTTACCTATTAGTACTAGGTTATTCTCTCTTGAGTTAGTAAATAAGTCTACATTCTTAGGTATTAATGTAGGAACTACCTGACTTTGGTTTACTACGTTAGGTTCTCCTTCTCTAGCAATATTAGCCATCTCCATAAAGCGGCTAAATTTACCAGAATTATCTACATATGCTATAGTAGTACCTAAAGATATAGGTCTTATATCCTTATTATAGTTAAATGTAGAGATACTACGTAGTTTAGCTGTGTCAGGGTTAAGAACTGTGTCGTCAGATGACAGTAAAAACTGTTGGTTTGTACTAAATACTACAAGACCTGAGTTAATATCTATGCCATCAAACAGCTCTGACGGGAAATTAGACGAGCATGATATATCAATAGGGTCGTTTGGACTCACAGTTAAGGCAGTTTCAGCAAAGAAATCTGGCTCTCCTAGTGTACCCGGGCGGCATAATACTACGTTTTCGCCTGCTAAAAAGGCTAATCTGTTACGGAAAAATAATACTCTGTTAATACGCTTATCTACAAACGACGGGAATGGGTTAGTTAAATCGTCTCCTATCTCTCTACTACCATATGTAAACTGTTTGATAGTAAATGTAGCTATTTCGGTAGATGTACCTTGGTTAGCTAGAGCAGTTCTTTGTATAACTAACGGCATATTAGTCAGGCTCTTATCTATACCCGGCTTTGCACACTCTACCCACGAACCTGTACCGTCCTGACCATTTAGACCATCAAATCGTAAGTAGTAATCATCTTCATCTGATTGTCTAGAGTTAGATATTTTAACTATATATCCATGTTTACATTGTTTCGGCAGTAGTGACACATCGTTTACGGACGTACCCATACTTCGCATCAAATCATCTTCGACTATCTCTACATTAAATGAGCTAGAGCTAGACAAGTAGATTCCGTTACCTATAATTTTACCAGTAATACCTGATGGTACGTCTCCAAGAATACCACCTAATACTGTGTCAGAACTTACTGCTGTTTCAGCATCAAATGGTGTAGGTGTTGGACGTGATAATTTTAGATTAGCTTTTACGGTTATAGTTTCATGCTCCATAACCTCTATAATATAAGTAGCCGGAGATTCTCCTTTACCAGAGTTACCACTTGTACCACTACTAGATGACCCTGTTACGGTACGTCCCTTTGCAGAGTTCATAGTAACCGTTACCTGATCTCCAAAAGCCCAACCTTCTCCACCATGTAGAAGAATAGCTTGTCTACTATATGCACACGCAAAGTCATCTGGAGAGTTTCCGTCAGCACCTATGTTACCTTGCTGTCCACGTATGTCAAGTTTAAATATTAAATTATTTTTACCAGATGTTACTGTATTGTTATTTACGTCTGTGACTAATACTGTATTTGTACCAGTATAACTGCTAGCAGCTGTGCAAGCAAATGTCTGTATACCTATACCTCTGCACTGTCCAGTACCACCACTTTCATCAAGTGTGTCAGATAGTATTTGTATACGTGTAGCTCTAGTAAAACTTGTTTCTGTATTGTTATTGTAATAATTTAACCCGTACTGTCTACCATTTTCAGTACGTGTAATTTCTATAAACGCAAAATGAGAATCAGGATTGTCTTGCGTTGTACCTGTCTTTCCTACTAAAGTAGCAGCGTTAGTAGCGTCACGACTATTAACAAAGGTAGTGTCGTTGATAGTAAGGAACTGTATGTTTTCACTGTTGCTTGTTGCTAAATAGTTTTTGATAGCGGCTTCGCCACCAGTACCGTAGGTAATGTTCTGTTCAGCTCCGGCATTATCGCCGCTTGCTTTCCACATTCTCAGCGTACCATCTGCGGCTACTTGTCCTATGTAGGAACCTTCTTCTTCGTCACGATGGTAGTGAAACCACGAACCACCTGTTGCTACGTTGGGTAAAGGGTTAGTGCCTACTCTCTTTGCACCCGGTCTTTTGTACAAGCCTTTAGTGATGTCAGGAATTGCATTTTGAACATCTTTAACCTGTCCGGGAAATTTTAATTGATCGGGCTGTTCCGATAGACCACCAGTAAAACTAGGAATGGTTTGTGTTATGCTTGGCATTATCTTCTAAGGTTTCTCCAAGGTTGATATGTTTGATGTACTGTATTATCTGGGAATCCAAACATACTGTGATTACCCTGATTGCACTCGTATTCCATTAGAGCAGCACGAGCTAGTGACTCTTGTGTTTGCAATAATTTGACAAGGTTAGGGTTTGCAACCAACTGTGCAGCTGCTTTTGTTGACGCTCTATATGTGATATAACGTCTAAATGGTATAGGTAAGTTTTCAAAAGTGAATAGTTTTACGACATCAAGGTCGATAGATGTAATGTCTGAAAAGTCATCAGTGTGTTTGATTTTATCATATAATCTACCGTCACGTCTGACTACATCATACTCTCTACGAGCCCAACCATCAGAGACATCTAGTTGCAATACATCATTTGATATAGCAATATGTCCATTAGAATCTGGTGCAAATTCCACATGTTTTTCTGTGTTAAAATGCCACCCTTCTGCCTGTGTATCTATATTAGCATCTTTTAGTAGATTAAATATAAATGATATTTCTGGGTTATCGTAGTTAAGTTGTGTTATCGGTGATTGACCTATTGCTCCCAGTATAGTATTTACTGCGGACAATTCTGTGTCGATGTCAATAGTTGTGGAAGCCATAAGAAAAAAGGGGAGCCGAAGCTCCCGTATAGAATAAAAATTAAGTTAAAGCACTTGGCTTTGTTGCTGTGCCTGCGAATAATTCAACAGCAGCAGCAGGGTTAAGAGCATCTGCACCCATAGCTAAACGACCTAAGATTACGTCGCCTTGGTATACAACTGAAATGTCTCCAGATGTTACCTGTACTTGTGGTCCGATTGCTTCTACAACTCCGGCAGCTTCCTTCTGGAAGATAAGTCCGCAAGAGTTTGCAAATTCTGTGCTGTTACCGTATGTGTTTACAGTCTTAGATGCACCAGAACCGGCTCTTTCATCAGCCATAGCAACATCGACGAAATCGCCTGAGTTTCCGGGGTCTGTTACACCGGGGTTTGTTGCAGAACCTGTACCATACTTAGTACCGAAGTTACTAAAGAATGGGATGTTCATTGACTTGAAGATTTTGATGCCTGCAATCTCGATGATGCCGTTACCTGTTTGTAAAGCGTCACCTTGCTCATCTCTGTTGATTAGACCGTTAGAACCTACAGCTTGTATAAGTTCGTAGTACTGTCTTGGGTTCAACACACCCACTCTTCCGTCACCAGAAACGCCTTTCTCGTCTAGTGCAGCAGCTGCATCATAGAAAGCGTTTACTAGAGCTGTAGAGCTATAAGCATCAGATGCGTTTGTAGATGTTCCTACACGAATCTGTGTTCCACCGGGCTCTTTGAAGTTAGTCTTAGTGATAGGACTAGCTTGTCTAGCAGCCTTAGTGATTGATCTGAAGATTTTTCTGTCATACTTTTCTGCAAGTGCATAACCAATCTTCTTAGAGATTTCTCCTCTTAGATCGTAGTGTGCTAGTGTTTCATCTAGCTCATAAACAAACGCAGAACTAATTAATAGGTCGTCGCATGTTATGGTTTTTTCAGCTACTGGAGGTGCTCCATCAGAGTTACCTAGTATGCTGTTGCCGGGTGTATGGTACTCGGCTGTTGTTCTACCTGTGAAGATGAACTGAAGAGACTTACCGTTTGTAAGTGTTCTCTTCATTACAAGGTCTCTAGCGATTGTATTTCTCTGGAAGCCTTTGAACATCTCTCCACTGAACAACTTTAAATATAGTGCTCTTCTATTAGCAGTAGTAGAAGCAACACCATTATCTGCACC